GTTTTGCGAGTTATAGCTCACCCCGTAAACTGCAGCACATGGCTGAACTTTGATTATATATCAAAGAAAGGGTTAATGTAAAACCCTTTTATAATCATCTTCGTTGTGATCAGTGATGATTACGTCAAGCATACCGACCACATTTACTGAATATAACTCCGCAGTTTCCTCTGCGGCTTCAAATGATTCTGCTACGATATTAGGACCTTCGTAAAAAAGTCCGTCGTGTAAGAACTCTGTAATAAAAACTTTCATTATCCGTTTAATGGATTATCGTCTTTTTTATCTAATTTAGTTTCTACTTTACGTAAGTTATCATCTAAACTTTCTAAATCAGCTTTAATCGTAGCTATATCTGTTTTAATTTCAGTAACATCTGGAACAGCTATACCATCAATACTTTTTTCTAAAAACTGTACAGATGTTTCGATAGCCGCAAAACGTTCTTCGATAATCTTTTGAGCGTCTTCAGTGTCTCCGATACCACCTATCTTAGCTTCTAGGTTTTCTACTCTATTAACGTAGGTTGCACCTGTGTAGCCGAACCCTGCAAGAGTCGAAACAATACCTACAAGAGCTATTATTTGTGTTGTTTTATTTTGAAACCAATCCATAGTAATTCTCCTATAAAGGTGGTTGTGAATTTATTATATCGTTCATTTTGCTTATATTACTACCTGCAAGTCCATAAAAAGCGTTTATATTATCAGGCATCGTCTCAGTATAGATGGTTCTAGACGTATACCATTGATCTTGATCTACCATTAAAACCTTCTCATAAGTATTAAATCCAGGAACAAAACCCATATATGCAATAATTGTATCTTCTGAACCATACTCTCCTGTTTCTTCTTGTTGAGCTTCTACTTCTTCTTGTGCTGTTTGTAAATTTTGTGCGATTAAATCTTCTACTGTAGTATCTGTATCAGAGGATGTATCCATAGAACTAATTGAAGTATCTATTTGATCCTGTACCGTATTAGTATTTACGTTAGCTACAACAACCGAAGTATTAACATCTGATGAATTCATAGAATCACTAGTAGAAGAACCAGAAACGGACATAGAACTCATATCTAATACTTGATTTGTTTGTACCGTAGCGGAAGCAAACTGGTCTGACATACTCGGAGAACTACTCGTACTTATCCCTGCGTTACCTGACGAAGCTCCTGTAGAATTATTACTTACAGCGTTACCAGAAGCCGCACTATTACCTGTAGCATGAATACTATTACCTGCGGTTGTTCCACTTACACTTTGTGTAGCTGTAGCTAGGGTAGAAGAAACAACTCGTAAAGCTATATCTCTGCTAATAGAACTTTTACCTGTAGCTTCTTCCCTTTCCGCGGTTTGAAACTCTTCCTCAAAAACTTCTTCGAACTCCTCTACGATTTCTTCTCTTTCGATTCTTTCTTCTTCTATTTCAGCTTCTGCTATACGTTCTTCAATCGCTTCGAATACTTCTTCTACGACTTCTTCCTCGAAGATTTCTTCAATAAATTCTTCTTCTGGCTCATCAAGATCAGCAAGTTCTTCTTCAATTCGTTCTTCAAAACGTTCATTAGTTTCTTCTTCAAACCACTCCTCCAGTTCTTCTACATTATTAAATTCAATAAATGTTTCAGGTTCGCTATAATCTTCTACTAAAAACGTTTCTTGAAATATAAACTCATCTATTAATACTTCATCTTGATGAAAAGGTTCGTCATGATGAGGACTAAAATTGTCGATAAAAGGTAAAGGCTCTGGTTCATAAAAGATAACAAATTCTTCTACAAAAGGGTCTTCGAAATAATCATTAGGGTTATCTCCGAACTCCTCAAAAGGTGGAAACATTTCTTCTTCGTATATCTCTATGATTTCTACAGGATCTTCAAAACCTAAGTTATCGTCATGTTGACTATCGGTAAAAGCACCCGTAGCAAACTGTTCTTGCTCATCTACAAAACCATAATCTACGTTAGTATCGTCAAAGAAAGCTACGGATTCTTCTTGTCTATAACCTTGGCAAAATGGTGCGTATTGTGGATCGTCTGCACATTGCTGATCATCATAAGCTTCCCAATAATTAGGACAAGATTCACTATGTAACTGCGTAATATTACATTGTTGTGTGAGGTAAGCGTCTGCGTAACCTGAACAACTACTATCGTTTAACGGATCGCTACAATCAATTCCATTACCGCTACCTGAACCGTATAAAGAACCTCCGTTCTCTAATGTTGTATTCATCGTTATATTATTCCAATTAGTATTTACACAACTAGAACTGTTAGTTGTACCTGTACTACATTCATCATGATAATAATACGTATAAGAATTAGTTTTATTCGCCCCTACTTCGCCTATAAGAACATCATGATTAATAATATTTAATGCTCCGTAACGTATATCAAAAGAGTTATTGTTCCAAAGTATTATCTCAAGACTATTGTCCGTATTACTTCTATTGTATTCTCGTAAATTGTACCAACCAAAAATCATCTTGCTAGAATCGCCCCAAGATTTCATACGAGAATTGTTATCTCTTATGAGATCAGTCCAGAAAGCGTATATGGTATAAGTGTGTTGTCCGTTAATAGGGTCAGGAGTATAGTCATTACAATAGCTACCGCTATTACCAAAATGGAGACATCCATTCGTTGCCATTCTCGCTTGGCTAAATGTAGAGCCATAAAAAGTAAAATTAAAAGAAAGATCAATCGCAGGACTAATTCCATCATCAGATACCTCGTATGCTAATTCACCGTTGAAGTTATTAGCATTAGCATTAAGATCATAAAGGTCTTGATTAGCTTCGTATGTATACTGTCCTAATACATTAAAACTAACTAAACACCCTAATGCGTAGAATAAAACTCTTTTTTGCATTGTTTAGCTGTTTTAGTTTTTCGTGTATAAGTTTTCTTAACTAAACCTACAACGTCTTTATTGATTTTAGCTCTGTTCGGATTAGATTCGTGNGTACATTGAGCAATATATTCTTCTAAAGCATCATCTTTATCAGGTCTTTTTTGTGGGTTTTGTTCCCATGCTACAGTAGCTTCTTTACCGATTTTACCGTTATACGGACAAGGCGTACCTGCCATCGACATAGCTTTAAACACTCTTTCGTCTTGGCAAAGCAATGCAACCGATGCTACTTTCATTCCCATATCGTAAAGATATTTAGATAGTTTTAACCTTTCACAGTTTTCATCAACAATAGTTTTACCACCAGATAAACCAAACACCTGTCCTTGAAAAGCTCCTGAGACACCTGTTGTACAGAGGTCTTGTGAGTAAGACATAATACTAGGAGCTATCGCAGAAGCAGGAGGTGCTTCACTTTTTACGTTTTGATTAATTGTTTGCGTAGAATTAGATTCGTTTATGTTTCGATTAGTATTATCAGATCTTGAGTTATTTTCATTTACGTTTCGATTATCTGTTGTAACGTTCGAATCTGAAGTCGATTGATTTACGTTAGTGTTAGTGTTCGTATTATTCGATGTAGAAGTTGAATTATTTGTATTATTAACATTTTGATTAACTGTTGAATTTACTGTTGAATTAGAAGTCGAAGTATTTACATTGTTATTCGTATTTGTATTATTTGATGTCGAAGTTGCTGTCGAAGTATTCACGTTATTGTTTGTGTTGGTATTCGTGTTCGAATTCGTATTCGTTGCTGTCGATGTCGTCGTGTTCGTGTTGGTATTATTGTTGGTATTGGTATTGGTGTTCGTATTGGTATTAGTGTTCGTGTTGGTATTTGTGTTGGTGGTCGTCGTTGTGTTGGTGGTATCTAAACTATTATTTTCACAATACTGAGAACCGTTAACACAAGCTGTACCCGATTGTTGGCTAGATTGAGCGTTAACAGAAATAGAAAAAATACTAACCGTTATTATAGCTAACATAAGAAAAAACCAAGAATATGTTTTTTCTTTGTTCATTATTCTTCGCCTTTAAAATTTTTACTTTGACCTGATGTTCCTGCGTATATACCAAATACAGCCGCCATAGCTCCAACAACAATAGAAACAAGACCTGCTTGTTCTAAATTAGGTTCGGGTAACTCCATAAACCATATAATTACTTTATACAATAAAACAATATATACACTAACAAACACCCTAGGAAAAATACGCCAAGCGTCTATAGTTTTAGCAAGATGTACCCATTTAATAAAAGGGTTATCTCCATCGTTTTTAGAACTTACGTCTATATCAAGTTCTAATTTTCTTTTTATCGGTTCTTCCATATTAGACCTCCACGGGAACAAACTCTCCTAACTCTATTAATTTACGTCTGTTTTCCATATGCTCTGCTTCAACGTCTTCTTTACTTTGTCCATGATACCTAACTGCAAGAAAATTTAATATCATTTTTTCGTTGATATCCACACCGTCTACGATAACAGCTCCTAGAACACGTCCATATTTACCTTTAGAATCTTTAAGTTTAGATTGTAAAACAACTGTTTTACCGTTTTTTATTGAATCTTTTAAGAACTTAGCCGCAAGTTTACCTCTGGCTTTTTCGTCTTTATCTCTGGTTCTTGATTCAGGCGTATCAATGCCATAAAGACGTACACGACACTTGTGAAGAATAGAAAACCCAAGATCAAGGATAACGTCAATAGTGTCGCCATCAACCACCCTAGTAACTGTGCAATTATATTCATACATTTAACATTTCCACCTTCTTCTAGCTGCTTTACCTCGTTCACCTTTCCAACCTTTCGATCTAGCACAAAATGATTTACGTCTTTTTGCTGCTTTACTGCCTTTTTTAACTTTACCTGTAACCGCTGTTTTTAGTTTTGATCCAGGATTTTTACGTCGATAAGCCGCTACGCCTTTTTTAGTCATACCCGCACCAGACTTAGTAGATCGGAAGTTAGCTCCCTTACCCTTCGTAGTACGTCGTATAGACTTTTCTTTGCGTTTCTTAGGCTTAGCCATTACTTTTTCTTTTTAGGCTTCTTAGCGGTCTTAGCGGAACGTTTAAAAGCTGCTGCGGTCGGAGCACCTTTAGCTCCTTTCTTTCGCATTTTTCTGCCTTCTTTACGCTTTTTGTTTATATTGTAATATAAACCTTTTTTAGCTGTTCGACCGTCTTTAGTCTTGTGGGTCTTTTTACGCTTTGGCATTATTTCTTTCCTTTTTTCTTTTTCATTTTCTTAGCATAAGTTTTTGCTGCTGCTTTTCCTTTAGGGGTATATGGAAATTTTTTCTTTCCTACTTTTGGCATTATAATCCTCCTTTTAATACTCTATCTCTTAATCTAATCGCACGAGGTCCTACTTGTGTAGCCCAACGACTATCCATCATCTCAACTGCGGCAGTATTCCAATCTTGTTTTTCTATCGCAGTTAAAAACTTTTGAAACTTTAATAACCTTGTAATACCTAAATTAAAACACATATTAGCTAATACACGTTTTATATCTTCAGGCTGACTAGACGCCCAAGGCATATTTCTTTCTAAATCAGCAAATACAGACTCTATATCTTTTTCAAAACATTCGATAACTCGTTCCTTTGATACTGGGGTTCCAACGGGTTCTCCGTGTTCTGGATCGCTTTCAAGCACAAGGTGACCAATACCAAAAGTGGGATAACCCAAATGATCATTATAAATTTCATATATACAACCTTCGTCAAACTCTAATTCTTCTCTTAATTTATTAATATCCATATTTAATTTATCCCCAGTTCTATTGAAGTATTTCCACCAGTAGCTACAGTTATATTGCCTATTTGTGCTACCGCTTGAACACCCTTTTCGTTGCCAGAATATAAATCTATCCATTGTTCACCAGTCCACAGCTGTAATTGGTTAGTAGAAAGATTCCATATAATATCGCCATTGTTAAATTTATTTTCATTACGTTGTGTTTCGTTTACCGATAGTGTTGCATCTATATCAACTCTATTTAAACTTAATTCTAAAACTCTTACTAAACGATTAAAAGTTTCAGAAGATATCTCTCCAATAGAAACAGGTAATTTAGTTTGTAAAAGTTTAGACATTACCTTCTACCGTCTGGTCTAAAGTTTAATCGCATAGCTCCAACTCTAAAACCAACACCTTCAGTGCTTCCTGCTGCTCCGTCATCATCTGATTCTATACGTAGAACAGCTTGTCTACCTCTAACTCTTGTATCTATTTTAGTAGTTGCTGAATCACAAGTACTTGTCACCGCGGTTGTTAAATCTTCTCCTGGAAAATTTCTACGTTTTAAAACAACATTAACACTTTGTCCACCACTTCCTGTTGAACCTGTTCCTGTGAATTTAATATCTGGAATAATTCTACTAATAAATTGAAAATCTTCTCCTCCTGGATCAATGTCAAAATCACTTGACTCTATAAAAACATTAGTCATAGGATTACCATCATTGTCATTGCCCGTCTCATGGTTATATAAATAACCTACATCAGACGAGGAAGATGTTGCTTTCGGATTATCAAAAATACCTTCATCTATCCAAGCAGTTCTTGATAAAGTTCCTATAGTCCAAACGTTTTCTTCATAGTTATAAACTACATATTTATCAATAACTGTTGCGTCAGCACTACAATAAAACCAACCAACCTCATCGAAAGCTTTATTTACAAAACCAAAAATTTGATAAGCTTGAACTTCATTTATATCACTAAAAACATAGTCTTGTACAGTACAAGGTATTTCTTGAACAGCTCCGTTATATCCATAAAAACCTTTTTTATCCATCCAAAAAACACCTTTAGGACTATTTACCATTGCATTAGGACTAACTAAACCTACTCCTTCATTAACTAAATTTAAACCGAATGTAAAAGGCTGTCCTATAAAAGACATCGAATATAAAGAAGTATCTGTCCAAACCAATATTTCTTGTTTAGCTCGAGTTGCCCCCACAATAGAAGAACCTGCGGATAATCTAAAAGAACCTGCTGTATTAGTAGCTAAAGGATTCCAAACAGCAGCGTTTTCTTGATCGCTAAATGCAATAAACATTGGATCAATCGTTCCCGTTCTAGCTGTTCCTCCTGCATTTAAAGGATCCGCACCAAAACAAATAACATGTCGATCAATATCAGAAACCATAACTTGTAATGCTTTTGTAGGAGCAAGATCAGCTCCTGATAAATCTGAAAGAGCTACTGCTCGAGTAGTCAAACCATTTGATTGATCCCAATAAAATACTCCACCAAACCTAGGATTAATTATTAAATCTTCACCAAAATTATCATGTGACCACAATCTTAACTGGTTAGCGAAACTAAGAGCGGTAGTAGACCCAAAAGTTCCTGCTCCCCATGTTCCTGCTCCCCACCCAGAAGAAGGCACATAAACATCTAAACCTACATTTAATTGATAAGCAGCATCTGTAGCACTGCCACCATTACCTGAATCACTAGAGTTTGCTGTTGCAGAAGCGGTAAACGTATAAGTGTTTACATCAGGAACAGAAGTTATTTGATGTTCTTGGTTTAAAACAGAAGCAGTAATATTACCTCCTAAAGAAACCGCGTTAGAAATAGTTACAAAATCATTAACCACAGCCCCGTGAGCTGTATCTGTTGCTGTTATAACAGCACTACCGTTAGTAGCTGCAAAAGTTGTAACATTTTCATCAGTGGAACGTATAGGAGTTATATCGTAATAAGAAGTACCTGCTAAAATATAATACTTCCATGTAGTTCCTACGCCTAAATACTTAGTACCATCTAAAGCAACCCATGCATGTAATCCTCGAGCAGTTGATTGAAAAGAATCTAAACTAGATTTAGCCCATCCACCTATTTTTTCAGGAAGTCCTTTTCTAAAACGAACTAAATTAGAATCGAACCAACCACCTTCGTTAGAATAAGAAGTTCCTTCTTTATTGATTCCAGGCTGGAAAAGGAACTTTTGTAAAGGCATTTAACTCTCCTACAATAATTTATCGACACCTAAAGAAGCAGCAATCAAACCATATAAACCCCATAGTATAAGTTCTAGTCTTTTGAACTTTGCTGAACCTTCGTCAAGACGTTTTTCTATATATTCATAACGAATAGCACATTCTCTTTCATGGGCTTCTAGTTTAATTAATGCTTCTTTTGAAGTAGTCATAAGTTATTTTTGTTTAGCTTTGCCTATATTTAATGCAAGTAATTCAATAACTTTATAAAATTTACCCATCATTGCGTCATCTTTTGGTGTTGGAGTTAACGCACAAACTATCGATGCTAAACATACAATAGATGTAATAATTCCAATCCATTCTCCTATCATTCCCATAATGTTCTCCCTTAAATCGGATGACTAAACATCCATTAACAAAACAATTAAAGCTATGAGTACTGAAACACCCACAAATAAATTAACTGCTAAATACATCATCTTAGTATCATTATAATGTAAAAATACTTGTCCGCAAGTTTCGGACATTATGATTTAAAATAACTTGGTAATCCAATCATAGGTCTACCATCAAATTTATTTTCTTTAGCATTTTTACCACTAGCATCGTTATAGTGCAAAAACACCTGTCCACAATCTTTGCCGTTAAATGGCTCACGCCAATGCTCTAAATCGCAACCACGATACATTAACATATCTCCTGCTTCGAGTTTTACCTCAATGCCATCTTTACCTTTTTCGCCTGATGGTTCTAAGAAGATTGACCAATCATCACCACCTAGATTCATAGTGGTGGATATTTCGCAAGAGTATCTATCTTTATGTCTTTTTAACTCATCACCTTTTTTATAAATTCTTGCATAAGAATAAGTTTCAGTTAATTTAACCCCTGATTCTTTTTCCATAATAGGTTTTACATCTTGCAACAAAGTTTCCATAACTATATCGCCATAATGAGAATAAGTTTCAGGTATTTGTTGATCGTTCCATACACCAAAGTATTCTGTGAAACCTGATATATATTTTTCATCAAACAAATATCTTGCTACTTTTCTTTTATTTAAAAAGTATTGATAGCAAAAATCTGCTAGTTCTTTTGATATAGCGTTTTTAATAACTGAATATTTATTTTCTTTAAAACTCATCTAAATGGATGTCCTATATTCCAACACACTAAGGAGTGTCGTATTCCTTTGGTTACTGGTTTGACTCTATGCCAAACAAAAGATGGAAAAACAATTACGCTACCCTTTTTTCTAATTTCTTCACATATTCTAGGTTGAGAACCTTTATCTGTGTTTCTAAAATCAAACTCTAAATCACCGCCTTCGTATTCTTCAGGGTCAGTAAGTGATACAGTCATACTAAGTTTTCTTAACTTACCATGTGTGTTTGCATTTTCAGGATTGTTATAAAGTTCTTCACATGAATCACAATGCCAGTCATAAAATTGACCTTTTTTATACTCAGTAAATTGACAAGATTCTGACCAATCCCATTCAAAATTCCAACCAGCACTAACGTTTGCTTGATGTATGTAAGGTTGTATTTCTTTATATATCCATCTGTCGTCCATCCATACTACATCAGACTTGCGTTTCTTTTGAATATTTTTTAGTTCTAGTTTGGTCAGGTTTTTAGGGTCTTTGCTATTGTTTCCTGTAATAGCCATTTGTTTATCTTGCTCTTTACCATAACGAACAATATCATCACATATTCTTTCGGGTATTACAGATTGAAAGTACCAGTAGTACCATTTTAAATTCATAGGTAAATTATACCTTATTTACACCCACTCGTCTGCTTCAATTTGTCTATAAACTTGTCGCAAATCCCAACAGCTTGATGCTGAAACACCACTTCCAGGTTCTTTAACAATAACAACACCTGAACCACCAGCACCGCCTTGATATGTACCACCTGGCGGTCCTGTTCCACCACCATCTCCACCACCACCGCCACCTCTGTTGGCTACACCTGATGTTGCTTGATTTCCAGGTGGTGTTGAAGGAGGTGTTCCGCCATGAGATCCACCACCATTTCCGCCAACACTAGAGCCACCAGCACCAACAGTTCCATCTCCCCTAGCACCACCGCCACCGCCACCAGCATAAAATAAGTTTGAGCCTGAGATACTAGAGGGTGAGCCTGTTCCACCTGCTCCGCCATCAGCATTTCCTGGACTTGGAGAGGTGGTTTCATTACCATCTGCACCTGTTCCTCCTGCTCCTCCTCCACCTGAGCCGCTTCCTGATCTGTTAGTTCCTGGAACTGGACTTGTATTATTAGTACCACCAGGATTACCCTGACCTGAAACACCTGTTCCTGCTGAGGCGGGATAGTCAGGCATATCTGATCTACAGTGTCCTGTTCCACCACCTGAACCACCATTAGAAGCATCTGTTGAATTTCTTCCAAACAGCCCTGACGAAGCACCGCCACCACCGCCTGTTGATGTAATTGCAGAAGGTGTTCCTAGAACTGAATTAGTGCCATTTGAACCCTCACTACCTGAAGAATTATAAGCATTACCACCAGCACCACCTGCTCCAACAGTTATTGGATATGGAGAGCCACCTGATACTGGATTACTTGACCCTGAAAGAAAACCACCAGCACCGCCTCCACCAGCAAGATTAGAACCACCTCCGCCACCACCAGCAACTACTAAATATTCTATTGCGGTTGTTGCGGGTTTTGTCGTAAAAGTTCCACTAGAAGTAAAAGTTGTAATAGTTTCAGGATCATTTACTACTGATTGTGCTGCTCCGATTAATCTTGGCATATTACACCCATGTTCCTGCTTTTACATTATCGTAAACTGCGTCCAAACTCCACATACCACTTGCTGTTTTAAAAGCTGGTTCTTTAATAATGACGACTCCTGAACCACCTGCTCCTGATGCTCCAGTTCCAGGTTGATTAGTTCCGCCACCACCGCCACTACCTTTATTGGTTGCTCCAGCAGTTCCATTTGTTCCTGTTGGTGTATATAAACCACCATTTCCGCCACCACCAGGACCGCCTTGTGGTTGTGGTATGCCTTGAGCAGCACCACCGCCACCACCTGCATAAGTTACATCTGATCCTGAATAAGTAGAAGGTGCACCATTTCCACCTGTTCCTACTCCCGATGCTCCTGGTGATGATGGATTGGTTGCAGTTCCACCAATTACACCTGCACTTCCTGCTCCACCTCCGCCACCAGAAACATTTGATCCACCATTCATTCTATTACCACCAGGATTTCCTTGTGATGGTGAAGTGGGTGGTGTATTACCATTTGTAGGCGTAGATGAATCGTTGTATTCGGGTAGCCATTGATTAGCTAATGCAGTTCCGCCACCAGAACCGCCTGTATTTCCTGCTCTTGCTCCTGGTGCTCCACCGCCACCTCCTCCGCCTGTGGAAGTAACGCTACCAACTACAGAGTCACCACCATTTGATCCAACAGAACCAGTATTGGCTGCACCCGAACCACCTGCTCCAACTGTAACTGGTGTTGGTGAACCTGGGGATGGTATATCTTCAACTTCTCTAAAACCACCTGCACCGCCTCCACCTCCGACACCTACAGAAACATTTTCAACACCACCGCCTCCGCCTCCAGCTATTACTAGAGCATCAAAGGTAGCTGTAGCAGGGTCAAATGTTCCGCTTGAATTAAATGTTGTTGTTTTTGCTGCGGTTGTTGCTACTGGATTATCTTTACCGACTATACCGCCATTTGTGTCAGCCATGGTTAGACCTCATTCCATTGCTTATTAGTAGCATCCCAGTCATAATTTGTTGAGTCCACTTTACCTTTCCATTTTTGATTATCTTCATCCCAAAATATTAAAACAGGATTCGAGCTAATTTCATCTACATTAGGATAAGTAACTGGTGCTTGCCAGTCATCATTAGAATCTAATGACCAAGATGAATATGGTTGTGGTAAGATAAATTTATCTTTACTTGCATCATAGTTCATGCCTATACCTGCGTATTGTTTTCTAAAATTATGATTGTATGAAGTTTGTTTCCAAGCAACTCCGCCTGTTGAATGTGGAACAATAGTTGTTACAAATGTTTCTGCATCTGCGTGTTGATCGCCACCATTAGCAGCTACATCATCGTTAGATATTACTACTACTCGTAATACTTCGTTGCTTGAATTAAGTTCTGCAAAGTGAGCCATTGTTAAATACCTCCTTAAGCGTCATCTAGTTCTTCGTAACTAATGGTATAAGTTAAGTCTGAGTTAGCACTTGCACCACCTTCTAAAATGTCTCCTTCTTCAAGATAAATACTTGAGTTTTTATCTATTAAGACAAGAGTTGCATCTGCTGGAACAGCTATAGTTGATGCAAACAGAACTACAGAACCACCACTTTTTATGATTCCCATTGTTACAGTAGCCGAGTTTGTACCATCAATATTCGCGATAATGATACTGTTTACTTTTAATAACTTATTACTAGCACAAGTTAATAAATCAGCTGTCGTAGTAGTTGTTAAAGCTCCATTTATACTATTACCGTATATCGAAGTTACTGCTACTAAATTTGGATTTGCCATAATATTCTCCTAAGTTTAACCGAAGACTAAAGCCATAGCAATAGCTTTACCTGTTGTTGCTTTTGTATCAAGCTGGGTTTGTATGTTGGAAGTTACTCCGTCAGTATAATTTAATTCTGCTGCTGTTGCGGTAATAGTAGTACTTGCAATAGATAAAGCATCTGTTTCTAATGTGCCATCTACATCCACATCTCCAGAAATATCTAACGATGCTGCGATAATTTCACCACTAGCGTTTATTGCTCCATCAATGTCAATAGTAGTTGCAGCTATCTGAATTTCTGTATCAGCTACTAAATCTAACTGTCCATCAGCACTAGAATTAATATATATAGCTGTATCTCTAAACTGTATTTTATTATCAGTGGCTATAGTAGTTGCTGCCGCTATGTTTACAGTACCATCAATATCTACAACATCTAAGTTAGCTGTGCCATTAACATCAATAGCTCCTTCAAGGTCTATATCACCATTAACTATAAGATCATCCGTAACTGTGAGATCGTCTTGTACTTTTAAATCAACTACATTAAGACTAGCAAAAGCGTCAACAACTGCTGCACCTGAACCAGCACCATCTAAATAAACTGCTTTAGTATCTCCAGCAGGTATGGTTATGTTTGCACCTGAACCTTGAGAAATAATAATATTTTGAGACCCGCTTGTTCCGTTTTCTATAAACTGAACCCTTTTCATAGTGTTTGGTCCAATAGTTATAGTACAAGCAGAATCTAATGTTCCTGTATATTTAAGAAACATTGCACGACCTGCATCAGAACTTCCGTCTGCTACTGTCGTTGTGTGTGTATCTGCGTTGGTTGTTATAGCTTCAGTACCGTAACCTAAAGCTTCCCCGATAAGTTCGAGGTTAGTGTTCGTTGTTGTTCCCCAAGTTCCACTGGCGTCACCAGTTCCCATTTCATTGAGTCTTAGGTTATTTACATATGTACTTGCCATGTTTTATATCTCCGTACTTTCTTGATTGTATATGGTTTTTATCAAAATGTTAAGCTACTTCTTGCCAATTAGTCGTTACTCCTGGAACTACTTCACCCCAAACAAGAACTAAATTAAGTTCGCCTGTTGCTATAAGTGACGTTAAACCCACAGTAGCTCCTCCTGTTACTTCTGCTAAATCACCTAATGCCGACGTTGCACTAAGTCCTGCAATACCGAATCGGTTATCGGTGATTGTTGATACACTAGCTAGTGCAGAAGTACCTGCTAAACCAGTAAGAGATACGTTAGCAACCCCTGTTACGGTTTCATTACCTAAATCACCACTTACAGCAACACCTGTTATATCAACTTCTGCTGTACCTGTAGCAGTTTCAGTACCCAATGCAGAAGTACCTGCTAAACCAGTAACTCCTGTAAGAGCAACACCTGTAGCAGTAGCTGTTCCTACCGCTCCTGTAGCCGCAACCCCTGTTTCCGCAACTATTGCAGAACCTTTACCTGTAACAGAACCTAAAGCAGAAGTAGCTGCTAGTCCTGTTTCGGTAATATTTGCATCACCTGTGACTGTTTCTGAGCCTAACGCAGAAGTACCTGCAACTCCTGTAAGAGCAACAGGTGCAGGTTCACCAAAGGGTCCTTCGCCCCAAGTGGCTCTGCCCCAGCCAGCAATACTAGCCATAAGCTAATTTAGGCTATTCTGATAATTGCGTTAGATGCGTCTGCTGTTGGAAATGTTATAGTAAAACTACCTGCTGTAGATGTTTTATCTCCTCCAAAATCAAACACAGCAACTGCTGGATCACCTGATTGTGTATCATTATAAATCATACACCCTCTTGCAGTAACCGTAGCTGTACCAAAAGTTAAGTCAGCAAAGTCAGTAAACGCTGTTGTTCCTGAAGATGTTGGATTAATGTTGGTTAACGCTGCTCCACCTG